TTCATGGAAGACCAAGCCCACAAGGCGGTCGTGGCGGTCCTGGGGAACTTGAAGTTCAAGTCGCCCCGGAACTTCTTCAAGGTCGTGGACGGTTACGCCCGGATCGCCTGATCCTGGATCGTTGTCCATCCCCTTTCACAAACCATCAACGGAGGTTTGACAGTTATGTACGACACGTTGCAAAACCTGCCGGGTCTTGGGGAAACGATCCGGCTGACCGACTTCGACGGGACCGCCTTGGATCAGATGACCAAGATGCTCGGCGGCGTCCGTCACTTTCGCATGGAAGACATCGACCGTGCGATCTACCCCGCGACCCTCTACAACGAGGGCTGGATCACCGCCATCCTGATGAAGAACAACATCACGGGTGGAGCCACGGCGGTCCTGCCGCGCCGCATCTACACGTTGGATACGGCGGGCACCACGGCGTTCACCCTGATGCAGAACGTGGCCGGGATCGGCACCACGCAGAACACGACCCGCTTGGCCGTGTTCGCGGACCCGTTCCTGCCCGCTGCCGGTTGCCCCTACGGCTCCGCCTTCTGGGCGATCGTCAGAGGCCCGACCATCGGGCAGACGGCAGCGGCTTACGCCAATGCCGTGGCGCTCAATGTCGGTGATCGCGTGACCGTGGCCGACGAGGCCTTACGCCAATGCCGTGGCGCTCAATGTCGGTGATCGCGTGACCGTGGCCGACGAGGCGACGGGCTGCATCAGCGGCTTCGACGCCCCCGGCAGCGATCAGGCCGCGATGGATCAGGCGAACAGCGTCCTGGCCTACGCCCTGGAAGCTGCCGCCGCCGGTGCCACCGGGGACCAGGGACTCTCCAAGTGGGTCTACGCCTGCGTGCCCTGGTACAACGGCTAAGCGTCTTTTGGAATGGCGATGGGAGGCTCTGCTCAGAGCCGTCCCACTCTTGGGGGGCGGCCCTGGCTTGTTGCCAGGGCCGCTTTTTTTGGTTAGGCTGGATGGACGTACCACAACACCACCCAAGCGAGCACTGAGGCCATGAACATTGGACAACTAAGTGACGCCCAGATCGAGGCGCTGGAGAACCAGTACGACGAGATGGGCGACGAACTGCCCGGCGTCGATCAGTACACCCGCTGCGAGATTTGCGGCGTGCGGTATCCATCGGACGACGACTACTGGTACTTCCTGGATGACACGCTCCAGCAGCCGTGCAAGGAGTGCCACCGGAAGCAGGCCGAAGAGAAGCACGAGCAGAAGCTCATTCAGGCCGCTCAGACCACCGCCGCAGTCTTGTCCCAGTCCACCGTGGACCGGATCGTCGGCGGCGAGGTCATGGAGATTTCCGGGATCGAACACCTGACCGATGTGGTGGTGGACCAGTTCGCCGGGCCGCAGGGCATCGCAAAGATGCTCTGGAACGAGTACCACGAAGAAAAGCCTCGGCTGTCGCGGATTCGCATCCTGGAGTTAATCACGCGAATGGTCAAGCAGTCCGACGAGCAGCGGAGCATCAAGGACCGCCACGACGGCGGGCTGGTCACGGACGACGACATCCGAGCCGTCCTCATGCGAATCGCGCCCCAGATGGCACAGCCCAGGATCAGCCAGGACGACGACGAAGACTAACCCAACTTAGGGATGGGCATTCCAAATGGAATGCCCATCCCTAACAAGGAGTATATTCATGGCGAGCACGGGTTTCATGGAGGACGCGAAGAACGTCCTGTTCAAGGGCTTTGAGTTGTTCGGTACGCCGGACGCCTACCTGCGCGGCCTGATGGCTGGATCTCCAGGTGAGAAAATCTGGAGCGGAAGGGATTTGCTAGAGAGAACTGGATGGGTAGGTCCAGAGCGCGGCGGGCTTGACTTCGGCGACATTGCAGGATTTGCCATCGACGTGATGAACCCCCTATCTCCGACGAACCTGCTGTTCGGCTGGACGAAGGCGTTGGGTAAGGGAGCGATGGCGGGCGTAAAGGGCCTTGGCGGCATCTCTAAGGCCGCTGCGGCTGGGAAGGGTGCAGAAGCCTTAGCCCAGGCGAAGTCGCTTCTGGGGGCCGCTGGCGGGGCAGCAAAGGCCATTGCACCGGGATATGCGATGGCGATGGGCCTTCCCTATGCTGGCGCAAAGCTCATGGCCCACGGGGACGAGCGTGCTCCGTGGAAGGACGCCTTGGGTATGGGGCTGATGACTTTGCCACTCGCCCTGCCTCTGGGGATGGCTGCCATGCGGAAGGGCGGCTTCAAGAAATGGAGCAAGAAGAACGTCCAGGAAGAGATCGCCCGTCTGGATGCCGAGTCGGGCGTGTCGTCTCAGTCGCTGCCGCAGGCCCGTGCCGCCTTGCAGCCTGCTCGCCGGGAACTCGACTTCCTGGAGCAGATGGGCATCCGTGCTGCCGACGAGCAGCAGCGGGTGGTTCAAGCGGCTCGAGCGCAGGGGATCGCCGATCTCGCCAGCGACGCCGGTGCCCAGTTCGTATCCGGGGTAGCCCCGCCCGCGAACCCCCTGTCAATGCGTCCCGGCATGACGCCGCAGCAGGAGTTGATGGAGCGAATCCGTAACGCACTCATGGTGGCAACACAAGGACAATAATGGCCGCACCGCTTCCCCAAGAAGTCAAAGACGCCATCGAGCAGTCAAACAGGGGCCAGCCTGTCACGCCTGCCGTCATCCGGGACATGCGCGAATTAATCGCCATGACCGCAGCACAGCAGTACGAGGCGCTCAAGCTCTACGAGCCGCTCCCGTTCCAGGAACAATTCCATGCCTGCCGCGCCCCCGAATTGATACTATCCAAAGGTAACCGTGTTGGGGGTCCACAGCCGATCGACGAGCCAGTGCTCACTCCTGACGGGTGGACAAAAATAGGCGACCTTGGAGTTGGCGATACGGTCATCGGTGGAGACGGAAGGCGATGCACCGTGACTGGCATCCAGGAGCAGGGGTGGCTGCCAATCTTCCAGTTGACATTCGACGATGGCGCAACGACAAGATGTGCCGAGAACCACTTCTGGCGATGCAAGCTGACCAAGACGGAACGATTTAGGTCTCACCCGTACTACAAGGGCGACGACTACTGGGGATTGTATTCTCTTCGTGAAATACGGGAGCACGGCGGCGACGACCCAGCACCGAAGGATCGCGCTGTCATCCCGACTGCGTGTGTTGAGTACGGAGAATTTTCGGTTCCGATCCCGCCATACACCCTTGGTGTACTGATTGGCGATGGAGCAATCGGCCATGTTCATCTCGGCGGGTCGAGCACGTTTACGGGAGCCGACATTGAAATAGCAGAGCGTGTTGAATCAGAACTGCCGGATGGCATGGAGATCACGGTCAATCATTCCGGGTATCAAGGCGAGGCGTTCTGCTTCAGGCTATCAAAGGCAAAGCTCCAAACCAATCCAATCGCAAGGGGACTGAAACAATTGTCGCTTGCTGGAAAGAAGTCTGAAACGAAGTTCATTCCAGACGACTACATGCTCAACTCAGTCAAGGTCAGGACTGAACTGCTTCAAGGCTTGATGGATACGGACGGGTATTGCAGCGAAGAAAGTGGTGAACCGCAGTTCTACACATGCTCGCCGCAGTTGGCAGATGATGTCGTTGCTCTTGTGCGATCGCTTGGTGGCAAGGCTAGGCTTCACTGGAAAGAGACGTTCATCACTAGCAAGAACAAAAAGCGAGGTTCGCCAGGAAATCGAAAGCACGACTCCGATAATCCAGATGCGTGCTGCGAAGAAAAGAAGCGATGCTTGAACATGGCGGTTGTTCATATCACGCTTCCGCCTGATTTCCAGGTATTCGGCCTGAAGCGGAAACAAGACAGGCGTGCTGCATTTTTGGGTTCAGTCACGTCAGGAAGAGTCCTTGAGAAAATCCGCCCGTGCGGAAACGCTCCGTGTGTGTGCATCCAGGTTGACTCGCCGGACAATACATACGTCACAAAGGACTTCATTGTCACGCACAATTCTCTAACGGGCTTCGCAGAGGTAGCCCGTGCGGTGACATGCCAGGACATTTACGGCAAGTACCCATCCACGGGGACGGCGGTTTGCCTGGGGTACGGCGAGGGGCACATTGGTCGCGTGATCCACCGCTACCTGTTCCGCTGGGGTGCGTTCAAGATCATCCGTGACCTGGAGACGAAGCAGTGGCGAACGTACCATCCGTGGCCCGCGTCGAGTATCCGGCTCGGGAAGGCGGGAGACCTGGAGCGTGCCGACGAGGCCCGGTCGTCGCCACCGCTGATCCCTAAGCGATTCATCGACGGCAAGATCGCCTGGACCAAGCGGAGCGAGTACGTCTTCAGTTACGTCAAGTTCGTCACCGGATGGGAGATGTATGCCTTTAACTCCGCTGGCGAGCCGGAACACGCCCAAGGGTTCCAGTGCGATCTGGTCCATGTCGATGAAGACGTGGCGATGTCTGGCTGGATTCTGGAGTTGTCGAACCGGCTCCGCGACCGGAAGGGGAAGCTCCGTTGGACGGCGATGCCGCACAACGAGGTCGATGACCTGTACATGATGATCGAGCGCGCCGAGGAAGAAGAAGGCAGCGCGGCCCCCAGAACGGTCGTCATCTACGCCAGTATCGACGAGTGCCCCTACGTCGAAGACTCGGAGCGGGAGGAACAGCGGCGCATCGCCCGATCCTACGGCGAAGAAGAATACGCCAGGCGCACGGACGGACGCCTGATCCGTGGCAGTGCCCTGATGTACCCGTCATTCGACGAGCGGACGCACTGGGCGCTGCCGGTGAATCCACCAGAGGGCTTCGAGCCGTGTCTGGTCCAACTGGAACTGATGCGGTCTGGCGGCGTTCCCCCGAACGACTGGACCCGGTACTTCTCGTTCGACCCCGGCTGGGGGACTGCTGCGGGCGTGTTCATCGCCGTGCCGCCACCGGCCAAGTTCGGGAACTACGCCGTGGTGTACGACGAAATCTACATCCACAAGGCCACGGCGTCGATCTTCGCCAAAGAACTACGGAAGCACATGCTGGACCAGACAATCTGGGAGTTCATCTTCGACTTCCAGGGCGGTCGCCTGCGCGGGATCGCCAGCGGGGAACTGCCGCTGGAAACCTACGAGCGGGAGTTCAAGGCCAACGGGCTGTCCTGCGTCATGCGCCAGAACCACTTCACCCCCGGCTGCGACGTAATCGAAGCCAGGGAACTTGCCATGCGAGAGGCGCTTGAGGTAAGATCAAGTGGATCGAGACTCGAAGTTGGATACCCGAAACTCCTGATCGTCATGGAAAAATGCCCGAATCTCGTCCGCGAGATCAAGGCGTTCAAGCGGAAGAAGGTGCGGGACGCGGCTGGCAGGCAGCAGATGCTTGACACCGGGAACCGCAGGAACAAGCCGGTCCACGCCCTGGAAAGCTGCGAGATGGCCATTGGCAACAACATCCAGTGGCACGAGGCCAGACCGGGTGCCATGCTGCCTGGCGGGATTGACTTGGTTCGCAAGATGCACGCCGACTTCCACAACCGGATCGACAGCGCCTCGATGATGTCCGGTGGCGGCGGGATCAATCTGGGAGCGAGAGGCTCGTCCTACACGTAGTTGCTGTTACGATAACCCCAAGAGCGAAGGAAGGTTGTATGCCGATTGAAGCCGATGCTGGAATGGTGATTGCCGAGATGGAAAACCGTCGCGGCAGTTTGAACGAAGGCCGCAAGAGCATGTTGGAGATGGCACCCCTGCTGTCCCAGTACAAGATGCCGCCGACACGGGTGGGATCGTCGGTCGTCTGGTATCGCCATGCGTCTCGGTCGTCTCGCCCGGCCCTGGGCTTCGTGGCGAGGTATTCCGTGGACAGCCAGAACATCGACATCCTGATCCCCACCGAGGGCGATGCCGTCGAATCCGTGCCACACATCAGCGACCCGCGAATCGAACTGGGCTTCGAGCACAGCAGCAGCGGCGCGTGGGACTACACGGACGAGCACAAGGAAAACGCCCAGCTTCGCCAAGAGATCGAGGAACGGGTCGCCAAACTGGAGAGCAAGTTCAACGCGATCAGCGGCAAACTGAACAAAGCCACCTAACTTAGGGATGGGCATTCCAAATGGAATGCCCCTTCCCCGTTGGTTGGGTTTTCGTAGGAGGGCATCTTGTGGAAGACACGTCACGGTATCCGCTGGCTGGGATTTGCGACCAATGGCGGGAGTTGATCCAGAAGGCGGCGAAGCAGGGGTGGGAGCAGTTCCACCAGTACGCCCACGAGACGTACCAGTTCTTCGATGGCCCTCCGAACTTCATGTGGAACGACGAGTACGCCTACAATCAGGCGACGGGNTTCCTGAACCGTGACGGCGGCATCCGGCTGCCGACNTTCAAGGTGTCGATNAACAAGATCAGTGACGCGGTGGANTTNTACGGCCCGTCGCTGATGCACCGCTACCCGCAGGTGATGGTCACGCCGAACTATCCCACGGAGGTCTCGCCGGAATCCCTGGGAATCGACCTGAGCGATCCGCAGGGTGCGATGCAGTACCTTCAGGTGGCCCAGAGCCGGGCGGCGACGATGAAGGTCCGTGATACCACGGCCCAAATCGCACAGGACTGCCTGAACTGGTTCCAGATCGCAGGCCACAAGAAGGATCATGCCCGCAACGCCATCACGGATGCGATCGTGTCCGGCCTGGGCTGCGGGTACACCAAGATTTACCGGCCACGCGGGAGCGGGATACGTTTCCCTGTGACGGAGTTCGTCGCCTCCCACCGGATCATCAAAGACCCGGACGCCACGACGCACAGCGAGGTGCTCTGGATCGCGATCGAGTGCATCGAGCCGGTGAATCTGGTCGAGGACGAGTACNNCCTGCCGCCTGGCACGCTCAAGGGGAAGTTCCAGAGCAGCCAGAGCAGTTCGACCAAGCGNGGGCTGCAAGACGCCAAGAACAACAGGAAGCAGTCAGAATCATGGGACTTGATCCGGTACTGGAAAATCTTCTCGAAGAATGGTGCCGGGACGAAGCTCAAGACGGCGAACAAAGTCCCGGAGGAAGTCAGGCAACTCGTCGAATCCTTCGGGGATTTCTGCTATCTGGCCGTAGCCGAGGATGTGCCGTATCCGCTGAACCTGCCGACCGAACTCCTGATGAACGGGGAGCTTGACGACATCCAGATGGCGATGTCCTGGCCCACGCCGTTTCACCGGGACAGCGGGAGCGGCAAGGACTGGCCGATCACGGAGTTGTACTTCAAGGAGAACCCTCGATCGAAGTGGCCTCCGTCGATCTTCAAGCACCTGCTCGGGGAGATCCGGTTCGTGAACTGGGTGTTTTCGTTCATGGCCGATAAGGTGGCCCTGTCTGCAACGGACTACCTGGGGGTAATGAAGTCAGCCGCCGAAAACATCCAGGAGCAGTTGCGGTCCCAGCGCGGCCCGTTCCAGTTCATTGAGATCGACTCGGCGATGGGCCGGAAACTGGACGAACTGATCCATTTCCTCGATCGACCCCAGTTCGACACGAAGTTGTGGGACATCGTGCAGAAGGTCATCGACGAGATCGAGCGAGGCTCCGGCGTGACGGACCTGCTGTACGGGATGCAGCCGCGTCAGATGCGGTCTGCCGAGGAAGCCCGCGTGCTGGGCGAGAACAGCACGATCCGCCCGGACGAGATGGCCGAGAAGTGCGACGAGTGGTACAGCATGGCGGCTGGCAAGGAGTGGCAGGCGGCGATCTGGCACCTGAACCAGGATGACATCGCCCCGGTTGTCGGCGAGGCAGCGGCCTACGTCTTCGCGTCCCAGATCGTCGTCCAGCCGTTCGAGACCTTCGCGCGGGACTACAACTACGCCGTGCTCGCCGACTCAGCACGCAAGCCGGACAGGGCCACACGCAAAGCCGCCCTCCAAGAGTTCGGCCAAGTCGCCATGCCGATGATGATGCAACTCGCCCAGAGCGGGGTGATGAACCCGTACAACGCCTGGGTCGAGGAATTCGCTAAAAGCATCCGTTTGTCCGACTGGGAGAAGTTCACGGTCCCGAACGAGGACATTCAGCAGGCAATGCAGACGGTGGCTCAGCAGCAAGCGGAGGCCCAGGCGGCGGCGCAGGGCGG